AGACGAATAGTTAATAAATACTTGTTTGATAAAAAGAATGTTATAGATATTGTTAAATAAAGAGAAACTTATAAAATAATATGAATGAGAAAAAAAAATAAGAAACTATGTTGAAAATAATTGGAGAAAAATTTGGACTTTAATAAAATTTTTATTATATTTAAAAGGAAAGAGTAATGGAAGATAAAATACTTAAATTAAACCTGGAAGGCCATAAGGTTTATTTAGAGATATTAAGGATATTTTCTAATTTGAAAAATCCTAAAATAGAGCCTTACAGTTCTCTGAGAAATAGAGAATTAGAAGTACTATCTGTTATAACTTATATGTATAATGAAAAGTACAGTAAAATCCCTGACAAAGAGAGAAACACTTTAGTTTTTTCTTATGATAGTAGACAGGAAGTAGCTGATACTTTAGGAGTTTCTAATGAAGTAGTCTATAATATAATGATGGATCTTAGAAAGAAAGGATTTCTTGAAAAGAATAAAGTTAATAAAAAACTTTTAATACCTCCTATAAAAAGCCTTACGCTTAAATTTAAATAGTATGAAAACTGTTCAAACAAAATTGGAATTTAAAAACCTGGATAATGCAATACACTATAAATCAACTATGGAGAATATATTTCAAGGAGTAAGAGATTATTCCTTTAAGAGTGATTTGGTCAGTAGTGAAGATGGATTTTATGTAATTCAAACTTTAAATTTTATATCATATGAACAAAAGAATTAAAGTAACGCAGAAGACTTTAGACGGGGATTTTATACAAGAATATGACTCAATAGCAGATGCGGCCAATAATATGAGAGTGAATGAGTCAACTATAAGAAGGGCTTTAAATAATGAATCTAAAACAGCAAAAGAATATAGATGGTATACTTCAGACAATACTAAGAAATATATTCCAAATGGAGGAGCTAAAATTTTCTTGTTTGATATAGAAACAAGTCCTACTAANGCTTATGTGTGGAGAATGTGGAAAGAGAATATAGGATTAGCACAAATAATAGATGAATGGATGATGCTTACTTGGGCAGGAAAATGGCTGGGTGATGATATAATTCATTCAGAAAAATGTACAGGGGATGAAGTCTTAGAAGAAGATGACAAAAGGATATTGAGATCTTTATGGGAGTTCATAGATGAAGCAGACATTGTTATTGCACATAACTGTAAAAAATTTGATGTTCCTAAGATGAATAGTAGGTTTATATTAAATGGAATGCCTTGTCCTTCTCCTTATAAACAAATTGATACTTTAGAGATTGCAAAAAGACATTTTGGATTTAATAAGAATAGTCTTGATGCTTTAGCAGGATTATTTGGATATGAAGGTAAAGCAGATACTGATTTCATTTTATGGAAAAATTGTAAAGAAGGAAGAGAAGATTCTTTAATAGAGATGGAAAATTATAACATTCAGGATATAAATGTTCTTGAAAATATTTATTTTGAACTTCGCCCTTATATGAAAGGTCACCCCAATCTTGATTTGTATAGTGATGATGGAAAACCTAAATGTCCAAGTTGTGGTAGTATAAGTATTAAGCCTATTAAAGATAAATATTATTATACCCAATCAATAAGATATCCTATATATAGATGTGAAAATTGCATGTCTGTATGTAGAAGTAAACAAGGAGAAAAATTTGAATATAAAAAGAGAGTAATGTCTATTCCCAGATAATTAAATTTAAGACTATGGAACAAGAAGAAAATTTGGATGAAATATTAGATAGCCTGGAAGTTAATAAAGATAAATTTCCTGAACAAAGACATGATTGTTATGATAAAGGATTTTATTGTCAAAAATGTGAAAGTTTATATGATGAAAAGGTCCCAGCTGATGAATTTGTTATAGATATAGCACAAAACAATAAAAAAATTCCACTTTGTACTGAATGTGCAGAGGATTGGCGAGAATGTCTTGAAGGAGGTTTTGTTGATTCTATGGAGGATTTTTAATGACTTACAGGAAAGAACTAATTAAACATTTGGCTGCAAAACATGATTTAACGCAAGCACAGGTTGAATATGCTGTAAATTATCAGTTTAAATTTCTAAGACATGTTATGACTAATGATGTAGATAGGGGTAATTTTGATTTTCCTACTATAAATCTTATAGGGTTAGGAAAATTTTATGTTCCTGGTTATGTCGTGGATAAATTAAGAAAATATGGAAAACAGACAAGGTATAAAAAAGAAGACTAATGAATTTATTTGATTTAGATGAAAGTGGTATAGTTGTAATAGATCCAATAGCCTATACCTTAATTCCTTTTAAAGAAATTTGGCAAAGGGATAAGTCTAAGGATAAGGATACTGCCAGAAAGGAACTGGCATATATCTATTTTAATAATGACTATAAATCTGATTTCTTTAATGAACCTAACGAGGATAAAAGAAAAAAGGAAATAATAAGATGTGTATTTGGACCAGGATCTGATTGGGTTCCAGACGAAAAGGTTCAAAAAGCTGAAGAGTTTTATAAGGAAAGAGAAGAAACTGTATCTTCTAAACTATTAGAAGGTGCTCTTATATATGCTAATAAAGTTGATGACTTCTTTAGAAGTGTAAACTTAAAGGAGAGGAATGATAAAGGAAGTTATGTATTTAATCCGAAGATAGGAAGTGACATATTAAAAGATTTGGGTAAGACTGTAGAGTCTATTAAAGAGCTACAAGAAGCCGTTAGGAAGGAAAAGGATGCTAAAACCAAGCTAAGAGCTGATAGGGAGAAACCAATGTATGCAGATGGAGATTAATGAAGTAAGACATGTTAATAGTGTAAATAGTGATATTACTAACAAGTTATTAGAGCCTTTAGATAGGAAATCTAAATCAGACTTTTATAACTTTTTTGATAATATTATATTTATACAGAACCTTACAAACCCTGACAGACAGAGAGCTAAATATAAACCTAAAGATAATAAGGGTAAGGTTATTGTAGATATTACAAATCCTCATATCCTTGAGGACATGTCTTACTTTGTTGAAAGGGCAGAACATTTTAGAAAGCATGGTGTATATACATTTTTATTTCCTAATAAGTCTCCTGGTTCTGAATATAAAAAGTTTTGGGATGAAGAAAGGAGAAGATGTAAAGAAGGATTGGTAAGACCTTCGGACGGAGAATGGATTACAGGATATAATTATTTTTACTGGAATTATTCTCCTATTCTTAAAGTTGAGGAGGCTGATGATGAGATAATGCAGGAAACTTTAGATGACCTTGAAGTTGGAATACAGGCAGATAGATTTGAAGATTTTCCAGACATATGGGATGGAGACTATTTATTCTTTCATTATGTAGATCAAGCAGAATCAGTGGGTCAGCATACTAGTGTTATAAAAACTAGGGGTTCAGGACATTCCTTTAAGTTTAGTTCTATGAAAAACAGGAATTATTTTATGTACGAATCGAGTAAATCTTTTTCGTTTGCTTCTGAAAAAGAATTTCTTACTCGTGATGGAGTTCTCTCTAAGGCTTGGGTGAATATGAACTTTATAGATAATAATACTCCTTTCAGTCAACCTAGGGAATTTAAAGATGTTGACATGCATAAAAGGTCATCTTATAAAGATCCTAAACATAAGACTGAAAATGGTTTTATGTCTGAGATAATAGGAGTTACTTGTAAAAATGAACCTTCTAAAGGTCGTGGTAAACGTGGGAAACTTCTTGCTTTTGATGAGACTGGAATATTTCCAGGATTAAAGAAAACTTGGATTACTGCGAGGAAGTCAGTTGAGCAAGGCAGGTTTGTCTACGGTCACCTATCGGCGGGGGGTACAGGAGGGGAGGAAGGCTCCGATTTTGAAGCATTAGAAGCTTTTACATATCATCCAAGAAGTTATGGAATTAGACCTTTAAAGAATGTATATGATTTATCTAAAGCTGACAGTGAAAGTTCAATGTTTGTTCCTGCCTATTTAAACAGGCAAGGTTGTTATGATGAGAATGGAAATTCTGATATTATTAAAGCTCTAGTAGAGGTTTTGATACAAAGACAGAAAATTCATCAATCTTCAAATGATCCAAATGATTTAGTAAAAGAAAAGGCTGAAGCTCCTATTACTATTCAAGAAGCCGTACTTAGGGTAGAAGGAAGTTTATTCCCAGTACAAGATCTTAAAGATTATCTTGCAGAAATTAGTCCTTCAATAGATAGATTTACTAAAGGACATTTTGTAGGAAGATTTAGAATCTCAGGTTCTGAAGTTTCTTTTCAGATGAGTGAAGATATGGAACCTATAACAGAATTTCCCATTAAAGACAATAAAAGTAAAGAAGGAGCTGTTGAAATATTTAATCATCCTATTGAGTTTGGAGGACACATAGACTCATATAGATATATAATGGGACTAGATTCTTTTGATGATGATCATAGTACAACTACATCTCTTGGTAGTGCTATCGTATTTGACAGATATACAGATAGGATAGTAGCAGAATATACAGGAAGACCTAACACTGCAAATGAATTCTATGAACTTTGTTATAGGCTTGCAAGATATTATAATGCAAAAATTAATTATGAGGCACATCCTTATAGCCAATTAATAAAATTACCTGGAGGAGAAACTAAGCTTTGGGGAGAAATAAAAATAGGAGATGAATTATTTGCTCCTAATAATAAAACTACTAAAGTAATAGCTATTCCAATAGATGAGAAAATGCCGATATATAAAATGACATTAATAGATGGGAGAGAAGTTTATTGCAGTGATAATCATATTTGGTCTGTACATAGATTAAATGAGCATCCCAATGAAATCAGAGATTATAGTACTAAAGAGATTATGCAGATAGGTACTCAAAATAAATTTAAACAAAATAATTTCTTTATTCCTAACGGAGGGCGTGTAGATTATAAGGAGAAAGAGTTACCGATACCCCCTTATACGATGGGGTTAATTATTGCAGAAGGATCTATAAGAGGAAGTCATTGCAGTAAGAATCAAGTACAGATCTCATCTAATAAAAAAGATATGGAATTTTATAAGACAGTTGTTCCTTATGAAATCAAATACGTAGGAAAAATGGGAGTAAGTTGGAACTTAGTAATAAATGGATGTAAAGAAATATTTAGCACTTTAGGATTAATAGGTTCGAGAAGTGAGACTAAGTTTATACCAGACATATATTTTTATAATTCTTATGAAAATAGACTAGAACTGTTAAAGGGATTAATGGATGGGGATGGTAATGCTCCTAAAAATGGAACACCCGTATATGTCACATCTTCAGAGAAATTGGCAAATAATGTTGCATCTTTAGCAAGGAGTTTAGGATTTAACTCAAGTATAAGAAAAAGGCAAACTGAAAGATTAGAGTCTTACAAAGTAAAAATATTTACAAATGAAACGGTTTTTAAATTGCCAAGAAAAGTTAGTAATCAATATAAATGTGATGGTAGTTTGCAAGGAAGTAAAGCTAATGCATGTATTAATAAGATTGCAATAAAATCTATTGAGTTTTCCCATTATGAGATGGGTAAATGTGTAACTGTAGATTCTGATGATGGGAGATATTTAATTGGGGACTACATAGTAACTCATAACTGCGAC